TCCGTAGTGCCGTCAAGCGACAATCCGGTACATTCGTAGGTAATCTTTACCGTCGTAGCCGCTACGCAGCTTAATTTCGCACACGCAGTAGGTAATAGCCTTGCTGCTCTGTCGTCTGGAGATACAATGTAGTTGTAAACATCTTTTATCAGCGTTTCATTTGCTGGCTGACCGTTTCTGTCTACCAGTACCAGTTTTACCGTTCCCGGACCGTCTGCGGCAGATACCACAATACAATCCCCGGCACCGGCTTCTTTCGCCCAGCGTACATAATCACTGTCATTTCCAAGATAGGTCATGCTGTTTGCGTATTCTGCGGCTATTCTGTCGTAGTAGTCGTCGTTGCTCTCTGTTTCTGTGCCGCCTGTGACCGCCTCGTCATTGATAACCTCTGATACGGCTTTATCAGGTTTTGCCATGATACAGATTGTTTTTGCAGCAACATTTGACTGTGTACCGGATTCTACTGCGGTAACGGCTACCGTAACCGTTCCCTCCTCGCTTATCGTACAATCTTCATCAGTTGCAAATTCAAGCGACGGAGAACTGTCTGTTGCAGGTGTGCAAAATACCGTACCGGCTAAAATCTCCGCTCCGGCTGTTCCGGTTATTCTGATATGCCCGGAGGCGTGCTGTGCTTCCTGTCTTGGAAGATGTACCTGCTGACCATGCAAATCCAGCCAGTCATCCCATGCGTACTGCGGAAACGCAATCATCAAGGCTCTTGCCATGTGGTAATTGATGAACTCTGATTTTTCGATAGCCGCTGGCATAGTAAAATCATAGGGGAACCCTCCCGGCATATCATCTATGTCGTCTGGAAGATTCGCCATCATTCTTTCGTGTATCT